ATATGCTACGAATGCATCCATCATCGCTGCAACGTTATCAATTTTTGCTTCATAACGTTTTTTGTATAATTTTCTATTTCCATTAGTATCTTCTAATGTTATACAGTTACCCATAGCAAATTGCATTAGTAATTCATCAAATAATAACATTCTTTCTTCTGATAAATTTTTAAGTTCTCCAAGTGGAACAGATTCTGTTTTAGCACCTTGGATTACTTTTTCAATACCAAAAGGTCCATTTTCAGATTGCCATCTTTCAACAAACTCTCTTGCGTTATATGGGTCAAATCCGAAGCTTCTTACGTCATATTCATTCTTTTGAATGTGGTCATCAAGATCTTCATAAACTTGCATCATATCGAGAATTGTACCATCAAGAACTATAAGAGATCCTTCTCTCATGAATTCTTCGTATTTAATTCTCATAGCTGCAGGTAACTTATGTAATGTTGTTGAGCTTATATAACTTCGTACCTTTACACCAAAAGATCCATCTGATAATGGGAATAAGAATGTAAATGCACAGAAGTCATTACCTTGAGATAAGTCTGCTCCCATAGAACAAGCCATACCCCAATAATCTCTTTTTGCATGTGGCAGAGTTTCTTCATATGTAAAGAAATATGTATAACCTTCCATAGGAATTCCAAATCTTTTAGCAAGGATATCGTTTCTAGTAGCAGGAGCTTTTTCAGCTCTTTCTACATCTAACTGATAAGTTTCATATGAAACTGTCTTACCAAGATTAGGATTTGCTTTAATCCACATTTCAGGCATACCAACTTCTTCTATAGTATCTAATCTATAGTACCAAATAGACACATGAGGGTTAGTGTACTCACCTTTTAGTATGTCCATAAGTTCCATTTTGATTGTATCACCAGAACCATTACGAACTGTACCTTCAGATGACATTGCTACTATTAGATAATCATCTACTTTTGAAGCTCCTTGTTCGATTGCACCTACAACATCTTCTCTAACATCTCCAGACAACCATTCATCGATAGTTGCTACCTTACATCTAAGACCTTGAAGCTTATCGATTCTCATTGGTCTGATTTCAAGTAAAGATCCGGTTAAGAAATTCTCTATACCCTTCTTTGTTGAAGCCAATTTTTGACGATTTGCTTTAGATCCAGTTGTATTTTGTAGAGATCCTTCTGTTAAGAATTTAAACAAAGGTCCTCTGGATCTTGTTATAGCAGTTCTTATAGGTGACATAACTTCTTCTGCTTGTTTCATGGTTGGAGCAGTAGTTATTTGATAAGTTGTAGTAACATCAATATTTAAGAAATAGTTTTGAATACAGCTACCGTACATAGATTTAGCTGCACCTCTGGCTACTATTAAATATTGTTTATTTACAAGTCTTTTCTTTATAGACTTTTTAACATAATGACCTATTCCACCGTTTGGATCAGGTTCATATACACTACGTTCTACAAAGTAATACCAACCAAATATTTGTTCTGCCCATAATTTAAATGAATCTAATAAACGCAAATCAGCGCCATCTGTTAAAGTTAATTCATTTTCACAATATGCTATAAATCCTTCAACAGCTTCATCATCATAGTAAATACCGGGATTTGCTATTAATTGATCTATTCGATTCATTTCCATAGCTATTTCTCTACATACAGGTATTTCACCTCTTAGAACAGCTTCTCTAAACTGTCCATAATACTTGGGAACTGCTGTATTAGATAAAGACATTAAGGTTTCCTTTTCTCATTTTCTAATCTTTCAATTGGTACATTAAGAAGTTGTTTAGTATACTTTTGACCTCTCTCTGCCATTGAAGCCTCTGCAGAAGCTTTTCCTGCCTTCTTACCAACTAATTGACCTATTTTTGCTCCTATTAAACCACCTAGTACAGTTCTACCTACAAATCCAGCTTCTATTTTAGACATTTCTTCGCCCTTAATTTTATTGCCAGATTTTTGTCTCATTATTACATTAAATATAGATTTGCCAATACCTAAAGAAGCACCAATTGCAGCACCTGCAATCATGCTACGTCTTTCTGAAGATATGGTCTTAGATTTAATGTATTTTCTTTGTTGACGACCTGTTAGAGAATCATAACTAGATGTATTTCTTAATACTTCTTTAGTTCCTTGGTTAGTACGATATCTTTGTTTACCAGCTGCAGTTAAACTTCCGTTTGCATCTTGATAACGACGTACTCCCCATTTCATACCTAAAATACCAAAATGTTGTAAACTATTATTTTCATTATCATCTGTTAAATCTGACTGTTTAACTTTTGGAGTACTTGGGTTTCTGTATTTGAAACTCATTATTGTTGCAGCTAAAGCTGCTGCTGAACCAGCTATACCAAGTATTGCTCCTGCTGTTTGTAAATATTCTCTTGTTTTTTCACTTCCAGATTTAACATACTTAGTATCTCCAGATAATTTACCATAAGATTCTTCTAATGATAGACGATTTATTCTATTTCTCAATTCTTGATCAGATAGGTTTGAATAATCTTTTCTAATAACTTTACCATTTCCAGTAGGTAATGCATTAGATGTTGCTTCCAATAATCTAGCAGAATCTCCTAAAACATCTTTAGCATTATTATATGGTCTAGCGGCTTCTTTACTTCTTTCTGCAGCAAGACTATTCTCTGATTTTACTCTATTTGCAAGATCTTTTAATTCTTTATCAGTTAAATCATTTTCATGTTCCTTTATTAGTACTCCATCTTTTTTATCATACACAAGGTTACCATCTTTATCTCGTTTAGGTTTACCAGTTTTTTTATCTATCGATGGTCCTGAAAAGTAATATTTTTTTCTATCATCTACAGATATTCTTACAGTTGCTGGATCATCTTTATCTTTTACTTTATCTTTCCAGTCATCAGGTAATCCCTCTTTTGATCTACCCTTATTGTATCTTAATCTACCTTCCTCAGTTAAACTTCCGTCTGGATTCTGGTATCTACGAATACCCCATCTCTGATCAGGAATTCCATGATGATATAGTTGATCTGAATATTGCTTTTTAATTTTTAAATAATCAGTAGACATTAGTATCCTCCTTCCTGAGTATATAATCTATACTCTAATTCTTTTATTTGGTTATTAAAAGATTCTAATATTGTTGAGCTAGCTGGAGGATCAAACAATACTTTAACTTTTAGATAAACATATGATTTTAAATTATTCTTAAGTTTATTGTCATTTGTAAATTCATTCCATGTTGTTGAAGAGTCCTTGATTTCAAAACCGGCTTGTTCTTCATCTCCATGAGCATAAACACCCATTTGAGCTAAATTTGCAAATACAGAATTAATGTGAGTTATTATATCGATGTCAAATGGATTATAGTCTAAAGTTAGACCAAGCATCTTTTTAACATCATTTAATATACTGTTATCTGATTGCATTTTATCCTCCTTTACTTTTTCCACGGGCACATGTCATTATGTGATCGCTCAATTACAGTATTTCTACTAACAAAAGAGTCATCTCCATAATGTATTGCATTGTGCGTTTCAAATGATACACAAATCAAGTTTTCAGGATCAAGTAATCTTTCAGAAGAATGTTCTATATCTTCAATACTTATTGGATTAATGTGGTGAATATAAATTGGACCTTGTATTTCCATACCTGGAATACCTAAGTCACAACCATTATCTCTAGTTATAACATAATCCCTTACATTTTTCCATTCTTTTGATTTGTAGAATTGTTGATTCAAATATCTGTCAAATCCAAATGTGTCATCTCCAACATTTGAGTTTAACTTTAAGTAATTGAATCTGTCTTCGAAAGTGTTATATGACAATAAGTCTGAATATCTTTTACTGTTCGTCATTAAAGTCATCATCCTCTTTCTTGTTACCGCTGTATGTGCTAAAAGCTTTTAAAGCTTCTGCATACAATCCAGCTTGTGTTGATTGTGATTCTAAATTATCAATCTTAGCTTGTAATAATTTATTCTCAGTAATTAACTTTTCCTTCTCTAGCTGTCGTTCTACAGTTGCAAGTTTTAAAAAATGTGTAGTTTCTTGTGAAGAAGCTGTACCATCTCTTAATCTTTGTTCAACTAAGTCCATAGCTAAAGATATCATTTGATTTTCTCGTGCCTCTGGTGTTAAAGCTGGTCTCATTGGCTGTAGATCATCAGGGTTTGACGAGACTAATACTTTCCTTTTTGGCATGATTAATCGTTCCTTTCACTAGTTTAATATTATTACATCTATACTTTATGACCACTTAAGGGAACCAACAAAATATCAGCATTGTTTGTTACCTTTACTCTAATGCCAATTATCATAAAAGGAGAAACAAGAGGAAACACATGAACAGTTTGATTGAAAAATACCATGGCTAATATCTTATTGGCTCTCCTAAATGGTCATAAAGAAACTCCCAGAGGTAAAAAGTTTTACCAAAATATCCCTCCGGGGAATTTTTTAAG